CGGTCAACGGCCCAGCCACCTGAACAGTGCCGGCAATACCGATCGTTTCGAGCGCCGCCAGCGTTGCGGCATCCAGCGCGACCACCTGGCCGGTCGCCAGCGTGGCCACCACGGGCAGCCGCGCGCCATTTGCATCGGCGATAAGAACCGTTGCCCCTTCGGCGCCGAACGCCAACTTGCTCAACGGATATGAGGCACCGCCGATGACATCGAATGGCAGGGCGGTGCCTGCTGCCGGCGCGGCGACGGTTTGAACTGCCATTTGCTATCCCTCTTGCAATTGGGGCCGGCGCAAAGGCCGGCCCCGTCAACCCGGCGCGCGTGTGGCGCTGATCAGCCCTGCACCAGCGGCGGTTCCGGCGGCGCGGTCAGGGCGGCTTCAATCGCCGACAGGATTTCGGCCTTCAGCTTGGCGCCGCCCAGGTCGATCCCGTTGTCAGCGGCGAACGTCCGCAACTCTTCAACGGTCATGTCGTCGAGATTGACGTCATCACCATCGTCGACCGGCTCAATCTTCCACCAGCCCGCGCCCTCGATCTCGGCAACCTCATCGGCGTCGAGATCGACGGTCGCGGCGGTGCCGGGGTCGATCAGCACAGTCGTCCCATCTTTCAGGCCCAAACCGCGCGGCCCGGGTGCGGTGTTCGTGATGGTGACAGTCGGCATGTCGCGCGCTCCTCAGATGCGGTCCAGATAGCGCACCGAGCGCGGGCGGCGGATTTCGGTGCCGCCGGTGCGCATGATGCCGGCCACTTCCCACGACATGCTGCTTTTCTGGAACGGCGGCAGGAAGGTGTGCGGCATCGGCAGGTGGAAGCGCACCACGCTGGGGTCGCGATTGTAGGCGATCATGCGCTTGGTCGCAGTCGGGCCGGCGGTTTCCAGTGAGCGAAGGCCCCGGATTGTCAGCGGCAAGCCGGTCAGCGCCGTATAGGCGTTGTTGGTGCGCAGGAATTCCAAGATCGTCATCGTGGTGTCGCCGATCCGCTGCGAGCCCAGCAACTGCAGCGTGCTCGTCGGCAGCAACAGCGCATTGGCGATCTCGGTTTCGCGCGTGTCGGTCGTCACGCCGATGATCGCGCTGTTCACATCGCGCAGGATCAGATGCGGCGATGCGATCTTGCTATCGAACGTGCGGGCCGCCCCGGCGCCATCGGCCGGCGCGTCAACCGCCGTCACCAGTGGGTCGTTGACCAAGCCGGGCCAGCCCTTGTCGGCATCGCCGGTCATGGCGATGTTGAACAGCATTTCTTCAGCCACCAGCCGGGCATCGCGGGCCTTGTCGGCACCAAGATCGCGACCTTCGAGCGCAGCGGTGCGCAGCTCTTCCAGCGTCCATTCAAAGCCGATGCCGGCCGTGTCGAACGGCTGCAGGAACTGGCGCTGCGTGCTGTCGGCATAAGGCATGTCGAAGCCCTTGCCGCTGATCCAGCGAGCCCGGCCGGCCGTTTCCGACGAACGGAACAGCGCGCCGCGCGCCCATTCCGCGCCTTCCGTCACCACGGGGATGAAGCTGGCGTAATCGAACGAGGGGAACTTGATCTGTTCCACCTCGGCCTGCACGTTGTAGAAAGCAGGCGTGATGAAGCCCAGCACCTGCTGATTATCGTTGAAGTCGATCTTCATTGTCCGTCTCCGGGATGCTGGCGCTTCACAGCGCGAGGTCAGGGTTAGCGGCGAACGATGCGCACCAGGTTGCCGCTGGTCACGGTTTCGTCAAAGAACCAGCCCGGGGCGATGATGTTGCTGCCAACGGTATCGACGATGGCGCCGGCAGCGGTCACATAGACCTGTGCGCCGTCCGTCACGTCCTCACCGGCAGTCACGAAAATCGCGCCAAGGGTCATGATGGCGGCCTGTTCGCGCTGCGCCACGATGTCGGCAGCGGGGCCGCCCGGCACCGGGGTCTGCGCCTTGTTGGCGATGACGACGCCCAGCACGCCGCCAGCGGCGGGGGTGGCGGTGCAGCCATAGTCGCTGGTGCCGCGGAACGCGAACCGGCCGAACGCGATGCCGGCTGCATCCTCGACCGCGCGGGTGATGCGATTGGAGGTCTCGCCATTCGCCACCATGCCGGGGCGGCCATCAGCGGGCGAGGCGTCATAAACGGTCTGAACAGCGGGCATCGATCTTCTCCGTCAAGGGCCGGGACGCTTCACAGCGTGCCGGTGGGTTACGCGGCCTGGCCCTTCCAGGCGCCGGTCATTTCCTTCAGGCGTGCAGCGCGTGCGGCATCGGCCCGGGCACGGGCGTCGCCGATCGCGGGCACGGTCGCGGCATCGCCAATGGCGGCGCGCAACGGGTCTGCCCCGCCAGCCGGCGCCAGCGCGGCGAACGCGCCTTCAATGGCGGCGTCGCTCATGTCTTTGGCCTTGTCGCCAAGCCGGGCAGCAACAGCGGCGCGGCGGATTTCGGCATCGCTGGCGGCATCGGAAATCGCAGCCTGCGGTGCAATGCGCTTGGCGTCCGAGACCAGTGCGGCGCGGGCCTGCACCTTGGCGTTCAGCTTGACGGGGTCACTGGCGTCGGCCAGCTGCTGCTCCAATGCGGCGACCTGGCCGGCTTTCGCGTCAGCATCGGCAACAGCCGCGCCCAGCTTCGTTTCGGCGTCGGACACGCGCGCGGTGAGCGCTGCGATCTGGCCCTGCAGCTTGCCGATGACGGTTTCGGCTGCATCGGTCACCTCAACCGGCAGGCCGTCGAATAGGATGGTCTTGGTGGTCACTGTCGTCTCCTTGTCGCCGATGCGCAGTTGCGGGCCACCGCGCGCGACGTCGCAAATGGCCAGATGGTTGCCGGTGATGCCGCGCTGTGCGGCGTCATAGGGTTCGCCGGCATCGGTGATGCCCGGCGTCAGATCCAATGTGCAGCCGTAGCCGACAGAAAGCTGACGCTTGCCGCTTTCGACGGCAGAGATGGCGGCCGCGTCCATCAGCACCAGCGGGACTTTGACGAAATCACCGTCGCGCATGACTTCGCCGCCAGTGTTGCCGACGCTGTGCCGCTTCCAGTTATCGGCCGTCACGCGCTCGCTGGGATGGTCGATGGTGATCGGCCGATGTGCCAGGCTGGCCATGGCGTCGGCGCTGAAAACCTCGTCAGCCGGCCGATAGACGCGGATCACGTCGCCCGGCGCGCGGTCTTTCAAGCCCAGCTCGCCAGCGGTGTAGGTCTGGATGCCGGTGCGGGCGATGCGCGCTTCGGCCACAAGGTAGCCGTCGCGGGTCTTGCGAACCCCCGTCACCTGTGCCCGATCTGCCAGCGTCACTTGCATGGGCGCAATTTATGCGATGTGGAGAAAATCAGGGGGTGCGGTTTGTGCGGGGCTCAATCCAGCTTCAGCACGGCCTGCGATCGGCAACCGCAAAACGGCAATTGCCCCGGCTTGTCATTGGGCGCGGTTTCGTCGGTGTATTCCTTGCCGTCGCGCCTGACATGCTCCTCGCGGGGGTGCAGCTTGCCGCTGTGCCGCCACTTCCAATGCCGGATGCCGGCTTGCCGCCGCCGCTCATCGGCCAGCGTGGCGGTCAGTTTCGTGGCCTGATCGCTGGCGATGCGCTGGGCCCGCCGCCTGCCCATGCCCGTCGCGTCGCTGATCTCGCGGCCGACATCGCGGGCCGGCGTCCGGGCCGTGATGCCACGAAACACGATATCGCTGATGCGCGCCTTGGTGTCATCGCTGACACTGCGCACCAGCGCGGTATTGCGCGCCAGCCATGCCTGCACCGGCTCGCGCGCCTCTTCGGGGCCAAGCACGGTTTCAAGATCGATGCCGGTTGCGGCCAGCACGCCGTCGCGCCACCGGTTGCGGACGTAGCGCTCCTGCCGCACCGCCCATTCCGACAGCAGGGGGTCAATGGTCAGGATCAGCCGCTCAATTTCGCCACCGACATCGGCGATCAAGCGCTCGATATCCGAAACGCTGTCGCTAATCAGGGCGCGAGGCAGGCTGGCAGCATAGGCGGCCTCGATCTGTGACGCGCGCGCCTGCCATACTGCCGGCGCTCGGACGAGGATGCGCGCCAGTTCGTCGGCCTGGGCCTGTGTTGCCGCGATGGTGCGCAGCGCGATTTCGCGGCGCCTGATCCGGCGCTGGGCTTTGACGGCGGCTGCAAGATCGAATTTCACGGGGCCTCACGCCGCCAGCAGCAACAGTAGTTCGTCGCGGCGACGGCGTTCCAGCCTGCT